AGAAGACTGAGGACTGTTAATGTCCATGAATACTTTCATCAGATCAGCTGGGTCATTAAGAACGTTGATTCCAGTTCTATAGTTAGCCCAGTTACCGATTGAATCTGCATCATCGACTGCAGGATTAGTAATTGCTGCAAATGGCATTACAATGTTTGCTCCCTGGAGATCAATCACAGGAGATATATTCGATCTTGTTGAAACGAATGTTCCTCTGAACTCTAGCGATTTATTACCAGATAGATTGATTGATTCATCATTATCACTTGTTACAATCCAAGGAGTATCAATCGTGTTGTTTTCATTATTAGACAGCTCAGTGTAATCTGTGATCAGAGTATAAAGACCTTCATTACCATCAATCGACTGTCCAACCGTTCCTCTTGCTTCAAGGATCAGATTTGTATTAGGCAACTGAATTGTTGGAATGTTAGGTGCAAGAACAGATGCTTGAATCACATTACTTAGTGATACATCAGTTCCACCAATATCACCAGATGAATTAGCAAGAGCACCTTGAGACATTCTAACAAGAAACTCATTTGGTGATGGAACATCCTCTACAACAAAGTCACCATTAATATCACCAGCAGTAAGTCCATTTCCCCCTGCCGCACCAGAGATTGTTACTGTTGCTCCAGTTGGATAGTTGTGTAGATTACTTGTAATGTAAAGGTTGTTTGTTCCATTCTCAGTTCTAATAGGATTTTGCTCAAGATCAATATCATCTAAGCTTGCATTGTTAGCAATAAGTATACCTGGGCTACTAATATCGAAATCAGCAATCTCTAGTTCAAACTGGAGATCAGAGTTTTGATCAGCAGTCCATGTTGAGTTGTTCTGAGACTTAAACAGAACACCTGCATAAGGTTGTTCAACAACGAACTTGTTAGTTCCAAGATCTCTTTCACCCATAGTTGCAATGAATGCATTATAAACATTAGAGTTAGACATAACAACGAAGCAGTATTCATTACCATTTACAAGATAGACAGGATGATTGAATACAAATTCAGTTGCAACCGAACCATCATCAGAAGTATTCACCTCTGAAGGATTCAACATCTTAACACCACCTGGAACAATTCTCTGTGTTGGAGAACCATTTTCCATTTCACGAATCTCAACAGATACTGGAGTAATTGTGTCCTTAGTCTCAAAGAATACTTTTACTTTAGTAAGGAATACACCACCATCCCTTTCAACCAAGAATGATTGAGCAAGAGGGTCTCTCCATAATCTACGGCGTGAGATTACTCGTGAAGAACTTGAAGTTGTTGTACTACGAGTTGCTACAATCGTACGCTGCCTAGTATTACGAATACCAGATGACGTAAATGTTGCATCACCATACGATGTAGAATTTTCTCTAAGGTTGTTTTCATCATCTATTACAACAAGTCTCTTTTCACCTGTTCTGAATCTCAGAGCAAAGTTATTTGGAATTCTGTAATATGCTGTAAACTCACCTTGTTGATCAGTAATAACTGGCTGCCCGTCTGATCCGCCTGATGGTCTAACATAAGCATTTACATCTTTATCATCAAAGAAGAAATACATTCTTGAGTTAGGACGGTTACCTTTACCATCAACACGAACTGTAATAGAGCGCATAAACGGAATAACTGAAGTATCAACTAGACGATCATTTACAACATCAATGTTTGTACGAACAGTTCGTGTATTAGTGATACGACTCGTTGTTTGTCTAGATCCTCCAAAATTTCTTGTTACACTTCTAAAAGAAGAAGACGACGTTCTTGTACCACCCGACCAGAACAAGAACCAAGAGTTCCATGTCTGAGTCAATCTACCATTATTGAATATACGATATGTAACATCAGGAAGAGTGTATCTTGTATCAATCCACGAATCAACAGAAGGATTCAAAGTAATTTCAGCTGACCATCTGTAAATTGCGTATGGGTTAACGTTAAGTGTACGAGAACGTAGACCCTGCTTGATGAATGATACATGTTCATAAGGTAACGTAACAATACCATCATTGATCACAACGTTAGAAGATGCAGATAGATTCTCTTCAAGATCAACAGCATTCAATGAAAATTCAGGACGCATTTCTCCTTCATCTTCCATTGATACATGATATCCTGACCATGTAAAGTCACCTACACTATGATTAACGAACTGATCTGTTAGGAATCCGTTTTTGAATCGATTATTACCAGTGATCGGATCAATAACTTGTTGGCTTTCAGCTTCTTGCTCTAGAAGATTCAATGAAGTATAGTACTCAACATTAGACAGACGGTTTTCAATAATACCGATGTCTTTCATTGTGTATCTTCTATTATTTTCTTTGATTGCTTGGATGTCATCAAGCAAGAAAGTATAAGCAGGAACATCAAGATTATAAAGAATCATTGAATCAGACGGATCAGCAGGTTCTTTTGGATCAAGAGAAGGAACACCTTCAACAACACCAAAGTTACCATTAGACTTAACATATACCTTATCTTTTCTTGGAAGATAATGTTCAATGTCTGAACGAATGATTGTATAAGGAGTTGGAATATCACCTTTGTTTGAACCAGCTCCAGTGAAGTCTTGTCCGTCATTTGCTAGACGTGGGCGGAAATCCAACACGTCAGATAGTCTTACACCATTCTCTGATGGAATATCTTCATAATCAAGATCGTCATATGAATCAGGACCGAAGTAATCACCTGAGCTATGAGCAAAGTAAGTATAGTTAACGGTGATTGGTTGTGCAATAGTAACATTTGTTTCAACGTATGAAACACCGTAGAATGAACGAGTCTTATTCGTAAACAATTGAATTTGATCTGTTACATCTACACCATTGTTATCAGTCACACTGTCTATTTGATATACATCAGCACGATTTAGTGAAAGCTGCCCATTACTGAATGATCCAACAACACTATTAGTTGTTGGAGTCTTAACACGTTGAACGACTTGCTCTTTTGCTACTTGCAGAGAAAATCTAACAGGGCGACCGGAGTTACCATTACCAAAATCAATTGTGATGATAGAACCGTTTGGATTACCACCCAATGTAACATCACCGGAGATATCGTAGTACTGATTAGTGTCAGTGAATATAGTTACTGCGTATCTTGGATCTTGAAGAATGAAGATTTCATTCGTTGGAGCAGTAAGTACCACAACGCCGTTAGCATCAGTTGTTTCATTAAACTGCTTAACGGTAGAGAATGAAGTATCAGATATACCAGATTGATTCTTAAGTGATTTTGCAAATTCAACATTTGTTGGAAATACTAGACTGTTATTACCAGATTCTTGGATTGTAGGATCAGAAACACCAGCAGTAAATGTTGTACTGCTTGATGAGAAAACACTTTGAACATTTCCAATGAATCCAGTAGAACGATTACCTGATGCATTCTTTACATCAAACAAATAAAGTCTGTATGATCCATCTTCATTATCACCAATCAAACGAACACGTGCTGTACCTAGAACAGAACCACCTGGATTATTTCCTGGTGTAGTTACAGCAGTATCTTGAAATTCGATTTCTTGATAAGTATTGATATCTGGAATTGTGCTAAGATTATCAACGTTAATGTAGTAACCCAAACCAGCAGAAATTGAGCTGTTGTTTAGAATTCCTGTTGCACGTGCTTTATTTGATTCGATGTTGATTTTAGAAAGAGACTCAACACGGAAACCTTTTACGTATGCAATACCTGGGTCAAGCTGTGTAACAAACTTGTCTTCATCTGTATTTTCAAACACAGTACCATATTCAGCAAAGCCTATTTTAAATGGCTTAACCGTGTAGTCACCAGACTCTTCAAATGTACGCTGTGCAAGAACATCTTCAAGAATGTTATATTCTGGGCCACGATACTTACGCTGAATTTCACCTTCATCAATACGAAAGATTTCAACAGCATTATCTGGAATTGTATCAATGTCTGCAAGATCAAATACATCAAGCTTTGTGTTGACACGAAGTCGATGAGCACCAGGTGCTGAGAAGTTTGGAGTACCTTGAGCATTATCAAACAGAGAATCGTCATCTGTCTCAGTTACAACTTCTTCGTCATAAATGATACATACGATTTTTGATGGTGTGTTTGAATACTTATCAAGAAGAACCGTCTCACGCTCAATTAGAACGAAACGACCGTTGATATAATAGACACCATTGTTGATTGTAAACTTAGAAGCAACACCTTCACCAATAACATTAGCATTAGTAATCGTATTACCGTTGAAAATGATGTCTATTGTTTCTCCTACTTGAAACTTTGTTGTTAAAGCATCATCAGAAGAATTAAGATATTCAATATAGAATGTTGATGGATCACCACCAGATTCTTCACGGAATAGTTTGACACGAGCAGAAACACCGTTAGATGATTTGAGTTCTACTCCGTCACTACTTAGAACATCAATGACAGAAGATATATTATTGATATTTGCAGTAACATAGCTTAGTTCTAGGTCATAGTTTGATTCACCCGGAATGACAACTGAACCATCTTCAAATATATGTTCACCAAAGCGTTTAACTTGCTCATAGAACATTGTCTGAACTTGATTCAATTCACGAGTCTGTACTGCACGTCTTGGACGAAACAACATCTCGTAATAGTTATCATCACGGTTATAATCGTCAAAGTACGGTGATCTTGACTTATCGACTTCTGTCATTATTGAATCCTATTTTCAAAACTTTTTGATATTTATTAGAAACTGATGATTAGTTTTATTTCTTCTATCTGGTTTGTATTTCTTGAAACCGATGTGCGATTAGAAGTAAACAAAATATCTCCACTGTTTGATTTATATCCACTTGAAGGAGCGGTAGCCGAAGTGATCGGAATATTATCATCATTTAGAATGTCTAACACCGCTGTTGAGTTATATGATTGTGATGAAACAGTCTCGCCATTTTCAAATACACCAGAAACAGACTCAACATATATTAGATTGTCAATGCTACTTACTGATCTAATCGTTCCTGTTGCACTTGATGATGAACCTGTAATAGTTTCTCCAGCAGAGAATAGATTTGTACTTGCGATTGCGAGTGCAACACCTGCATCATTTGATCGTGGCTCTTTTAGAATACCAGCGATACGATAGTCAATGTTTGTTGGAAAATCTCCACCTTCATCACCATCAATAACTGTTCTTACCATTTTATGAGTCGCACCAAGTTCTAATCTAGCATCTGAGCCATGACCATTTCTTGGACTAATAACTGGACGAGCGGTTGCTCCACCACCTACAGTTGACCCGCTTAATGTAACAGTTGCTTCTGTATATCCACTTCCTGCATTCGTTACAACGATACGATCAATTGTTCCTGTTAAATCATCAACTTCTGCAAATGCGGTAGCTCCCGTTCCATCACCTGTTATCGTGACGTTTGGAAGATCAGTAGAAACATACTCAGCTCCGTCTTCAACCACTGCTATGTGCTCGATAGACCCTGGAACTGTAGCATCTTGTACTTGCCACTGAATGCTATTATCATTATATGCAACATTATAGCATGGAATCCAGTTTGGAGTCATGAATTTGAATACGTCAGGAGATTTGATCGTATACATGAACTTCCAAATGTAACCGTCTGGTGTTGTAAATGGAGTCGTAGAAGTTCCAGATGGTTTTGTTGTTGATTGCGATCTCTTATAATTGGATAGACACTTATAGACATTGAACTCATCAGTGACAACATAGAACTTGTAATATTCGTTAGTTACCGGATTCTTGTCATCAATCATGTTGGCGACATCAGTATACTCATCATACACATCGCCGTCTGTCCAGTCATAACGCTGAGCAACTGAAATAATGTCAGAGCTGTAAATTCGCTTTAGTGCCTGAACTTCTTGAAGAGCATCTGCACGACCATTAGTAGAATCAACAGCATCAGGTGGTAACTGTTCATCACCCCATGCAGTTGTTCTTCCAATATAAAGATACGTCGGAATCTCCGATATATCATTCTGAAAGTAATCCCCGTTAGTAATTCTTAGCTTATTAGTCAAAATTGCAGGCATTATGTCCTTACCTTTTATATCTGTTTCTTTTATTTATACGGCTTATAGCTCTGGCCATTCAAACGTTGTTATCTCTTGTAAGATTTCTATTGCTTTATAAGCGAAAGTCCAAACAGCATCTCCACCACAACCTGAGCTTCAGCAGCTATTTTGACATGTGTTACACCTGCTCTGAATCTGGAAAGTACTCTTTGAACTTTTTCTTGCTCGGAAACTTATAAGCAACTGGCTTGATACCACCAGCATACACTCGCATTGGAGTTGTTGGTTGCGGATTTAATTTATACTGTTCAAGTTCAGGCACTTCTTGTATGAAGTTCACATGAAAGCCTTTTTGCTTAGTTGGCTTCTTTGTCATGTTTCCTTCTTCGTCATACTTAGCATCATTGTTGTAGATGGTTCCGATAATGTCAGGTCTATGGACCATATTAGTTACCTCTAGTTGGGGTGATGAGTTCTTGCTCTGATAGGGATTTTGGGAAGATTTGAGTGTCTTGTATAGTGCTGTTCTTGAACTCAGAAAAGTCGAAGTTTTGTAGATACATGATTAAAACTTCATCCTGCCAGACACACCCAACACCCAGTAAAATTCTGTTTCTTGTCCCTGCGCCGTTGCCGTTGTTGCGGTCAGCATGAACGCCAGTGCTAGTAA